AGAAGCTAGTCCACCACGCTTCATGGTCTTTTTCTCAGGTTTAGATGCTAGACCACCTTTTGCACGAACAATACCTCGTCCACCTACTCTTTTTTCTCTAGATGCCTGTGCTCTTTCTTCTCTTGCTTTTCTTCTATTTTCTTCAGCTTCGTCTTTTCTTCTTTGTTCTGCTTCTGCTTTTTGTATTTGTTTAGCTAACTCAGCTTTATTTCTTTTAGCTTCTGCTTTAATTTTAGCTATCCTTTTAGCTTCTGCTTCTTTTATTTGTTTAGCTTTCTCATCTTTCTTTCTTTTAGCTTCTGCTTCAGCTTTAGCTATAAGATTTGCTTGTGATTGAACATTTTTTACAGGAGTTGATATTAATTTAGATGATGGCTTTTTAGCTATAAGTGATTCAACATATTTGTTTGCTTCATCTTCTTGTTGTGATTTAAGTTTTGTTCCTGTTGCTGTATCTTGTTTTCGTTTTAAAAGCTCTCCTGCTCCTACTATTTTAGATTCGCCTGTATCTGTTTTCTTTGTAACAATTTGAGAACCTTCAGGTGTTTGTGTTGTAGCAATTTTAAATTTATCACTACCTGTTCCTGAACCTTCTCTACCTTCTGCAGCAATATTAACACCCTGTTCTGCCATATTTTTTACATAGTCACCATAGCGTTTTTTACCTTCTTCACCTAAACCCATATATGTTGAGTTAGATATTTCACCACCAAACCATCCTGCTTTTGCACCTGCCATCATAGATACTTTAGCATCTTTGAAAGAACGATAAGATGTTAAATTTTCATTTGTTTTTGGGTCAACGGCTTGTCCTGCCTTATTAAATATTCCACCTGTTACAGGGTCAATATCTCCAACTCCTAAACCTACTTTACCTGAAACAAACATACCACCTAATTTATTAGATAAATTTTTAGCTTCTGCAGATTGCCCTACTGCTCTGCCTGTCTTACTCCCTAGTTGAGACATGCGATTAGCAAGAGCATCAGCTTGTAGTTGCTCATCCTCTGTTAATGCTTCTCCACTTTTAGCTTTACCAATAATTGTATTAGCTACTTTTTGAGGTATACCTGTTAATGCTAATATAGCAGGTGTAATACCTCCTGTTAATAAAGCTAAACCTGCCTGTCCAAATTTATTTGAAGCAATACCTTTTAATCCTTCTGCTACACCTAATGTAGATGTAGCACCTAATAATGACTTAGTGCTTTGCAATCTATTTTGATTTTCATTTCTATCGTCACTCTCTTTAGCTTCTACTACCTGTGTCGTAGGTACTGGTGATATAACTTCTTCTTTAGGTTCTTCAGGCTTTACTTGTTCTGTAATTTTAACTTTAAAACCTGCAGGTGGTGGATAAACAGGCTTACCATCTACATGAGGTATAACCATTGTTTCACCTGTAGTGCTATTAACATATTCTACATTTTCATATGATTGTGTTTTTGGTAATAAATTGTCAAATGATGTATATTGTTGAGGTTGTTGAGGTTGCATTCCAAAACTAGGTCCATAACCTGTTTGTTGTGTTTGCATTGGTGGCATTGGCATAGGTTGAAATACAGGCTGTTGTTGTTGAGGTGCTATGTTAAATTGTGACCCTACTTGTGATGGTTGAAAATATATACCTTGATTAGGAGGTACAACTCCACCAACCTGCATTTCTAAGTCACCTTCATTACCATCATCATCTTCAACTGTAATATCATCAGCAGTAAATGGAATATCATCAGGTATAGTAGCTTCATCAGAGTTACCCATCTGACCCATAGCTTCCATCTTTTTTAAACCTGCTTTAGCTTCTTGTCTTATCTGCATGAGATTATTTAAGCCTATAAATCTAACTACGTCAGCAGGAAATACAAACTCTCCTTCACTTAATTGTGCAGGTATATCATCTCTAACTTCTTCTTGAGTAGAGCCAACAGGAACATCATTGCCTGATACAGGGTCTACTGTACCACCATCTTGTTCTAAACCACCTTCGTCAAACATTTCCATTTGTTTTTTCATATTTACTCCACCTTTGTTAAATTTTTCTTTATTTTTAGCTATTTCTTTCTGAATACGTGATGTAAGAATATCTAACTGATTTGCTGCATCTTGTAACATTGGTGATACTTTACTTTTACTTTCAACATCACTAGCAAGTTCAGCAGACGTTGGTGAATAAGGATATTCTCTTTCTGGGTATAATGATTTATTAGTAACTTTTACTTGTTTCCTATTAAAAGCAACATAATCTATTTTATCACTTCCATCATAAATAATTTTAACACCATCGTGACCTTTTTCTTTTGCTTCAGCTATCATCGCTTTTTCGTTATCTCTACTAAAACCTATAGATTTTCTATTTACAACCATAGGATTTTTTATATCAAACTCTAACTCTGCAACGTCTCCCGGTATTAAAGTTTTTTTTGTAGGACCTTTAGAACCATCTTTTGGTCTATAAGGATATGTTACAGTTTGTTTATTAGCAAATTGGTCAGCCGTATCTAAGTCTGTAGTGCCAAAAGAAACAGATTCATCCCCATAAAAATCAGTAGGATTCATAAAATCTTTAGTTCCTTTTTTAGACCTACCTTGATATACTTTTATTTTTTTAGTTAGTTGTCTAGCGATTTTACTTGCCACACCCATTACTTATCTTCTCCTAGCACCTCTTGTCTTAAATACTTTAATCTACGCAAAGTTGCAATTGCACCCTGTGCTCTATACATCATAATATTATTTTCACTTTGTTCAATAACTTGATGCTGTCTATCTATAAGTACATCAATATAATTATTGAAGTTGTCTATTAGCTTCTTGTTCTCCACTAGCTGTTTGAGGTTCGCTAGTACCTGCTTGTTGTTGTGGTTGTGCATTACCTGTAAATCCTTGTTCGTTTGGAGTTGGTGCTATACCTGTTCCAATTGTTCCACCACCTGCTCCTGTTGGGTCATTTGGGTCTGCTCCTGCAGGTGGTTTTTGTTTAGCTTGTTGTTCCTGAAGCATCTTAGCTTGTAACGCAGCTTCTTCCATATTATTTGTAACTTTGTCAGGGTCTAAATCCATAGCCTTAGCAATCTCACGAATAATATATTGGAACTTAGCAAATGGTGCAAGGGCAGGGTTACTTGCGACACCTAAAAATTGCATTAGTCTTTGTGACCTAACTTCATTAGCCATTAAACTTTCAGTTCCTCTAGCCCTAACTTCTAAGTCACCTTTTATCTTTGGGTCAAAATCAAATTGCATATTAAAACTAAATAAACTTTGACCTAAAGGTTTTAATAAATAATCATCTACATTCTTAATAACATTTTTAATACCACCACTTGCTGCATTCATTAACATAGATATACCTGATGCAGTTCTACCTGCACCCATTACACCTGTTTGTCCATGTGCAAACGATGGAAAGCCTGTTGATTCATCAGATAGTTGTCTCGCTTTATCAAACAATTGCATGTTCTCTCCTGCAACATTTGGAAACTTAGTTCCAAAAATAGCTTGACCCGGAGCACCACCCTG